ATATAACCCTTTTGTTTCTCCTTCTTTATTAAAAGCTGGTTGAACTTTACATCCTTCATGGATACACATTTTATTTTTCACATTAACCATCCCTTCCAATTTATGTATAGAACAATATAACGCTTTTGTTTCTCCTTCTTTATTAAAAGTTGGTCTAACTTTACATCCTTCATGGATACACATTATTTAAATATTAATATAATTATTTAAATTAATGTTTAAATCAATTTTTTATTTTTAAATCAGTCTTTTAAATATAAAAAGGGTTAATATATTTCTTTTCTATTCTTTTTTGTTTTTCTACCATAAATATTAAATAATTTACTGAACTTTGGCTTCTTATGTTTTTTTTGTCTTGTTTTTTTATTTTCTCTCGTTTGTTTTTTATTTGTTTTATTATTTTTTAAATTATTTTCTTTTTGTTGTTTATCATCTGGCTTATAATTTAAAAACCATTCTTCAAATTCTTTGCGATTACCACTTTTTTTTAATTCACTATATTTTTTTGCTTTTTCAGCTCTCATTTCTTCTACTGTATCTTGGTGACCATAACATGTAATACTAAACCTTTTTAGTAATCCTTTTTGTTCTAATCTATTTTTTTGTTGAACCTCAAATAAAAACTTTGACATACATAAAATTCTATCTAAAAACTGGTTATAATAAGGTCTATCCGCATATAAAAATGCCAAATAAAAACTCAACATTGTATCTATCGACGCTATTTTTACTTTTTGTCCGCGAATATTTAATATATTATAACTATGACAAGCTATTGGTTTATATATAAATGCTATTGTATCGTTACCTATTTTTACTTCATAATGTTCAGGTATAACTTCGCCGACCGGTTCTCTCTTTATAATTTTAACATTTTTTATACCAATATCTTTTAACCTTTCTTTTACTATATCAGCTGTTGTGGTTGGTTCATTAGATAATACATCAAAATCTGCTATTTTTTCAAATTTATGTCTTAAATTTTTTGGCATATATTGTGAATAAAGCGAAATAGCATAACCACCGAAAAAAACAACACCTTGATTTACTAAAGTATTTCTTACATTATCATAAATTTTATCTGCGTTTTCTTTATTTTCCATTTCTCTCTGATAATCTATTTTTTCGCAATCTAAATCAGTTATTGGATAGTTTTTATTCAAAAGTGCTAATCGTTTCATGACTTTTTCCCATCTACTTATATCTCCGGCAGGTCTTGATAATTCTAAATACATAGCCATTCTTAAATAATTTGGCGGCGTGTATAATATTCCACCTACTCTTATAGCATCTTTTTTCAATGAATTATATATTGGTTTAGGTATTGATGTTAAATCAGCAACAGGTATATAGTTCACAAATACTTTATATGTTCCATGATGTTGACCCGATTTTGCTTCCACATCTGTAAAACCATCTTTATAATAAATATCAGCTAATTCTTTCGCATCATTCAAAGCATTTGTAGTGAAAAAATCGTAATCAGGTATTTCTACTTCTTTATTATAAAATTGGTCATCTGAAGGTAAAATATTATTAATTGCTGTTCCGCCATAACATATTAAATTTTTTTGTTTAATAAAATTCTCTACTATTTGTATTATTTTTTGTATATCATCGGAATTTACTACACGTCTACCCATTTTTTCTTCAGCTTTATCAACTGACATACGTAAAATTGCTAATTCACAATCTGAAAAGGTTAAACCTTTACAAATATTTTTATTTGTATCCTTCATATAATAATTATATAAAATTATTACATAGAAATATAATAATATAATACTTATGGAAAATTTATCGGATACGATAAAAAATAATGATATAAGATTGGAAAAGTTTACAAGTTATTGTGCTGGTAGAAGATTAAAACGCGAATTAGCTAATATGTATAAAATATATGATAATATCATAGTTGAATTTACTCAAGGTAAAATGATAGAGGGTGATGTTTTAAATATATATGTTTATGAAACCATTAATAATACAAAAATATGTTATGAATTTAATGTGGGAATTAATTATCCATTTAGATGTCCTACTATAAGTTTAAACAAACATAAATATAAACAACTATTATGTACTAAAACAATGTATGAAACGATTAATTTAAAAAAACATTTTGATAAAGATTGTTTATGTTGTACATCCATTACCTGTTCAGATAATTGGTCGCCAGGTAATACTTTATGTGATTTAATCAATGAAATTAAGTATTTTAAAAATATTAAAAAAAGTTTGGTTTTTAAAATTTTTATAAAATATATTAAACTGAAATATTTAGTTGAGGATATTGATATTGATAGTTTTTTATTTTGAAGTTTTTCTAGCTTTTACTACAGGTACATAAAATTGTTGCTTAGGATAAATTGTATCACAACCATTACATTTACATTCGTCGTCATTTATTAAAAAAAACCTTCCTCCCATATTTGGAGTTTTTCCGCTTTCTTTACACGTAGGGCAGTTATAATTTACCGGGTTCTGTTTATACATTTTAATATTACTATCGAACATTATTTAAATTATTTTACATATTAAAGTTATAATAATCACTACTAACATTTCTTGTAGCATAAGAATAGTCTGGGTTTTGCGGCGTTGGATCTGGTATAGTTACAGATGTGTATCTTAATTCAATAGGTTTTAAAGCATACGCATAAGTAGTTGTATTAAAAAATTCATTGTTTTCCAAAAGAAAATTATCAACCATTTGATAACGCATAGCAACCATTTGACAACCAGACGCACGACATAAAATACCACTTGGGTTTGTTGGGTTAGCTCCTGAGTCTGGCGTTACAATTGTCATACATTTTTTGTTATAATCAGTTAACTCACCTATATCTGGATTATTTTTCACATTATAATAGTTAGATAGTCGCATGAAAATAGAATTACTACATAAATTTATATATTCTAATAAGTCCGTATTTTCTAAAAAGGCTGGATTACTTTTATCTACTATTAAAATTATTTTATTTTGAAAACTTAATAACGGTGAACTTCCTAAATTTACACCTGAATTTTCATAACTATATTCTTTACCTAACATAATGGAATCATATGACATAAATATATTTGCTAGGTTTGAAAACATTTTCTGATTATTACTTTGAAATCTCAAATGAATTATTAACGGATCTGTAGGATTTGGCGCAGTACTTCCTGAAAAAGCATAAGATTGTATTGTACTCATAACGTCACTAAAGTTTACGCTATTAAATGTTTCTTTCACAAAAAAATTACCAGTAGTTGTACTTGTAGATACCACTGGATTATTATCTATAGAATAAATTTCAAAATCCAAACATCTTACTCCTTGTTTAATTATAGCTTTTAAGTTACATAAATTCACATAGTCATTCATAATAGCACCTCCGCTACAAGCATTATAAGCTGTTTGTATATAATAGTCACATAAATTACCACTACAATCGGGATCATTTGCTGATATTGGTTTAATATTTCCATTTAATGCAGAATATGTATCATTCATATAATTACATTCATTATTCATTAACCTTCTAAAATAAATAACACAAATTATTATTATTATTAATAGTATAATAACTAACCCTGTAACTATATAAGATTGATAATCTGTGTTTAACGTTTTTAATTGATTTAAATAATTCAACATTTGAGTTCGCATTATCTATTATAATATATTATTTTAAAATAATATATTTAAAAACCAAAAAAGTTAAATAATATTTATATGGTATATATAATATGGCGGGAGGTTTATTACAATTATTAAGTCAAGGACAGCAAAATATTATATTAAATGGTAACCCAGAGAAGACATTTTGGAAGGCAACATACTTAAAATACACCAATTTTGGAAAACAAAATTTTCGTTTAGATTTTGAAGGAACCCCTACTTTAAATTTAACAACCGACTCTACTTTTACATTTAAAGTTCGACGTTATGCTGATTTACTAATGGATTGTTATATTTCATTAACGTTACCAAATATTTGGTCTCCTATTTTTCCTCCACAACCAATTACAAACCCTGATGGATCTATTAGTTATACTAACTGGGCTCCTTATGAGTTTCAATGGATAGATAACCTAGGAGCTCAAGTTATTGATAAAATAACTATTAGATGTGGCAATCAAAAACTTCAAGAATATTCAGGTAAATATATATTATCTTCTGCTCAGAGAGATTTTAGCGGAGAAAAATTAGCTTTATTTAATG